CGTCGGCCGCGGTCCCATACCAGACGCCGAAGGGCCGCTTCTGATTCAGCCGCGCGAGATCATCGATCGCCGACAGCGGCCACACGGTCTGCGCCGGCTTCCCCTGGTACGTCAGGTCCGTGGTCTGCAGCGTCCCGTTGAACAACAGCCGCGGCGTGTCGCTGTTGATCGAGATGCGGAGATCCTGCCCGTCGACCGGGGCCGTCCCTTGGACGCTCAGACTCGCCGTGTTCGGCGCATCGTTCAAGGCGTCGTGAATCGTGAGGCCCGCTTTCCGCGCGCGCCGGGCTGCCGTCCGCGTCGCCGCATCCACCCCGCCGATCAGGATCCGGGCGGTCGTCGCGCGCCGGGCCGTCAACGCCGCGGGCTTGTAGCCCAGCCGGACGTTGCCGAGCCGCATCGTGCCGAGGACGGCGGGTTGGAGCGGCATCAGACCTTCCGACCCTGCAACACGTCCCGCAGGACGATCGTCTTGACCTGTTGCGCCAGACTTTCCGGCGTGCCATAGAGATTGATGGTGATGCTCGTCGCGCCGCCGCGGGCCGGCGTCATGAACCCGCTCGACGCCGGCGTGAAGAGTTCGGGCTGCGCGCCGGTGCCCACCAGATACGACCGGCCGGCGGTGACCGGCCCGCCGGCATCGCGCAGGACCGGTTGCGCGCCGCCGTCGTTGTGATACCGCTTGCCGCCGTTGCGGATCATGTCGGCGATCCCTTGCGGCGTCTGGTAGTACGCGTTGAACTCGGCTTCGCTCATCACGTGGCCGCCGACCAGGGAGTGCTGGGCGTTGGCCGCGTCCGCTTTCTTCTTGGCCGCCTCATCGAGGAGCGCGTTGGCTTTCGCCAGCGCCGCCGACGCGGCGTCCTGCGCGACCGCTTCGTCGTAGAGGGCTTGCGTGTAGGTGCGTTCGGCCGCGGCGGACAGCGTGAGCTGCGCGGCCTCCGTCGTGTGCATCGCCGCGATGTCGGCGAGCCGCGCGGTCAGCCGGGTCAGCGCCGTCTCTTGGATCGCGATCGCGCCCATCGCATCGAGGCCGATGGACTTGTTGAAGGCGATCTGCACGCCCATCGCTTCGATCACGCCCGCGTTGATGATCGTCGTGAGCTTCTGCTCGAGCCCCATCTTCGCGAGCGTGATGGCCTCGTGCTGCTTGCCGGCGTCGATCACGATCTTCAGCCGGTCTTTTTCGGAGGTGATCTGCGCGTAGACCGATCGCGCCAGCGCCTGCTCGGCGGCGTCGAGCTGACTGAGCATCACGAGCTGCTCGGCGGTCCCATACGACTTCGCGCGCTGGGCTTCGATCGTTTCCAGGCTCGTCACCTGGGCCTGATAGGCGGCCATCGTCAGCGCGTCGGCCTCGGCCTGGGCTTTGGCCAGCGCCGCCGCGGCCCGTTTGGCTTCTTCCATCTCGAGCGCCAGCGTGTGGAGGGCGGACACCTGGAGCGCGGCCACGCGGGCCGCTTCTTCTTGCTTCGTCGCCAGGAGGTCGATCACCGGATGGAGCGCGGCGACGCCGGCCGCCGCGGGACCGGTCACCGTCGGCATCGCCTCGACCTTGCCGCGGAAGACGTCGACCGCGATCGACGCGTAGCCGAGCCCCGACGCCAACAGTTGGAGTTTGCCGCCGAGCCCGCCCGTGAGGGCCGAATCCGCCAGGCGCAGCACACTGACGAAGTTGTTGACCCAGACCACGGCGTCCTTGACGCCCAGCACCAGGCCGGCGACGGGGCCGATCAGCTCGCGGCCGATGCTCGTGCCGAACGCTTCGGCATGCACCTTCATCGACGTCATCTGCATTTCGAACTTCTCGGCGTCGGCGGCTTGCTGGGTGGTCCAGGGCGCGATGTCGTTCGTCGCCAGCAGCGCGTCGTCGAGCTTCATCAGGGTCGGGATGATCTCGCGGCCCTGCTTGTTGAAGAGTTCCACCGCCGCCGCGGCGCGCTGGCTCGGGTCCTCCTGCTCCGTCATCGCATGCGCGACGAGGCTCAGATAGTTGTCGACGCCCGCGGCTTTGACCTGGCTCATCGTCAGGCCGAGCCGATCGAGCCCCTCCAGAAACTTCGGCGTCGCTTCCGCCATGTTCTTTTCGAACATGAACAGCGCACTGGTCAGCGCGCCGAGGTCGGTCCCGGCGACCTGGGCTGCCAGCGACATCTTCGCGAGGGCCGGGACGGACATGCCGGTCTTTTCCGACATGTCGTTCAACTGGCCGCCCACCGCCGCGGCATTGGCGGCGAGCTCGTAAATGGCCGTGCCGAGGGCAATCACGGCGGTGACGGCGCCGAGCGCCATCGGGGCAATCGGGCCGAGCGTGTCGGCGAACGCGGTCAGGGCTTCCTTGGCCACGCCGAGCGGGTTGGCGATCGTGTCTTCGATATTGAAGTTGGTGCCGATGGCCTTCAAGGACGCGTCGGCTTTCGCGGACTCCCCTTCAAACGTGACGAGCTTCGCCCCCGCCGCCGTCACCGCGGCGTTGAACTGGTCGAAGTTCGCGAGAAAGGTGCCAGTGATCGCCATCTAGTCGTCAGACTCCTCAACGAACGGCGGGTCGTCGTCGTCCGCGTCGTCGGTGGTCGCGCGCTGTAAGACCTTCTGCTCGATGAGCGTCTCGACGATCACGTCGTACACGTCGGCGTCTAACTGTTCGACCCAGTTGTAGGACTGGTTGCAGGCGCGAGCGATGGTGAGGGTGTCGACGATGGATTGCCGCCAGGTTGGATCTTTTTTTGGGCGTCGCGCTCCGCCTGCATGGCGATCTCGTGCGCTTCGATCGCCCGCAGGATTTCCGTGTAGCTGTCGGGGTCAATGAGATCGAGCGCCGCCTCGACGACGGCGGGCGGTTGCCGCGCGATCACGAGCGGCTCCCCTTGCCGGTCTTTGAACGACCAATCGCTGAGAAACGCCAGGACCTTCGCGGTCCCGGCTTCGACGAGGTCCACGGTGGCGCCGTCGGCGGTCATCACCGACCCGCGCTTGACCATCCGTTTGTTCTCGCCACTGTTGAGGCGATCCTTGACGAGGATCCAGTCGCCGTCCGACAGCGGGAGCCGCCGAGTCTCGACGCCGACGACGCGTGACTCCATCTATTGCTCCGGCGGCCCGAGCCGCGCGACGAGTTGCCGATCACCGACCTGGACGGATTCGACCCCCCAGGCCCAGAAGCCATCCCGCGTCTCTTCCCGCGGCGCGGTGAACAGGAGCGGGGTCTGGCGAATCGCAAACGGTTCCACGCGGACGAGCCGCGCCGTCAGGATCCACTGGCCGCTCCCCCCTTTCCGGATCGTCCAGCGTTTGAACGTCGCGGCCGGGCGATACCCCCAGAGGATTTCGCCCGCCGCGCCCCGGATCTGGACGAAATGAAAGGAGCCGTCCCACACGCCGCCCTACCTTGTTACGGCGCCCAGACGAACGCGCCCGCGGCCACCCAGGCGAAGGACACGTTCGGCGCCCCTTTGACGTCGACCGCGATGTCCGCCGACAGGTAGGCCAAGCCACTGCAGAAGAACGTCGGTTCGACCGTGGACGGCACCAACTTCAACTTGCCGGGGGCCGTCGCACTGGCCGCGCCGAAGAGCACGACGTTCGAACTGTTCCAGAAGCCGTCGCCGGATCCGCCGACGTCGGGAAGGCCCGGGACTTTCGTCTTGTTGGGGTCGCCGAAACAGGTCGTGTCGTCGTAGTCCGTTTTGAAACTGGCTTTCCACGACTTCAGCGACACGAGCGCCACCGGCGTGGCACCCGCCGGGTCGTAGAGGACTGATCCGTTGCGTCCGCTCAGAATTGACATGGGGTCCTTCTCTGTTCCGTCCGCCGTTAATTCGGCGTCGCCTGCACGCGATACGTCCCGCCGCAGCGGTTCCACCGAATCGACGGGTCGACGTCGTCCACTTCGACCGTGTCGACAAAGCCGCCGTCCCGACACAGCGCCATCAGCCCATACCCGGCAATCGTCAGCGTCGCCGGCGCCGCGGGCGGTTGCGGATCGAGCAGGGCCTCAATCCGGGCAAAGGCCGCGTGCACGTTCCCGCCGCTCGTCGACAGCGCCCGCGCTTCCACGAGATAGAGCGCGTCCTCGATGGCCCGCAGGCCGAAGGCCGCCTCGTCATGCTCGTCGATGAGCGTCACGATCACGAACCGGGTCTTTCCGGTCGGCGCTTCGTTCAACCACGCGTTATCCGGCATGAGCGCCAGCAGCGCGGCATCGGTTTGCAGCTTCGTCACCAAGGCGACGGCGATTCGGGACGAATCAGGCATCGCCGCTCACCAGGAGGCCGTGTTTGACGAGCAGCGCTTTCAACTTGTCGTACATCGCGCGCCGATGCCGCACGATCGCGGGCACGAACACATGGCCCGGCGGCATGGCCCCGCGATTCGCGCCGAGCTTCGTGTGCCGCGCTTGCGTCCCGTTCTCGAAAATGAACGCCAGCTTCGAACTGTTCACGACTTGCACGCCCGCGCCGAACCGGCCGAGCGCCATCGTCCGGACAAAGACCTTCTCGCGCAGTTTTCCGGTCCGCCGCGGATACCGCTGCACGATCTCGGACTTCGCCAGCTCCGCCTCGTTGTCGACGATCGCGGAGGCCTCGTCGGCGAGATCGGCCGGCAGCGTCCGCAGCCCGGCTTTCAACGCCTCGAACTCCGCCGACCAGGTGAGGCCGCTCACGGCGTACTCCCGTCCGGATCCGGATCCGCCAGGAGCGGCCCCAACGCCCCGAGATCCGCCGCCGACACGTGCGCGTCGCCCAACATGGCCAGGGTGATCGGGCCCCACGGCAGCTCCACGGGCACCGCGACCAGTTCCTCATGCCGTTTGACAAACTCGGGCAGGTTGGGACTGTCGGGCGCGATCGTCATCGACCCGTTCTCGAGGGTGGTCCCCAGTTCTTTGATGTAGCCGGTCCGGGCCTCGTGGTAGTGGGCGGTTTCGGCGGCCACCAGGCGGGCCAGCTTGGTCAGGTGATAGGCACTCTTCGCCGACAGCTTCAACGTACAGATCCCCTGGAGGGCGGGTTCCGCCTGGACGAGGGCGCCGAGGGTGGTGCTGATGGGCGTCATGAGATGGCCGTCACGATCCCGTTGACGACGGTGATCGACGTCACCGGC